ATGGACAACGACAAAATTGATCAACACAGCGACGAAATTGAAGTTGAGAGCGAAGAAAAAGAGCGCGGCAAAAAAATAGAAATAGATGAAGACCGACTCCCCTCCCGGGCGATGGCAATTCATGAGCATATCCGCCAGGATGGTGAAAAAGAGCTGGAACGCGACGCAATGGCGCTACTGTGGTCAGCCATTGCGGCGGGTCTGTCGATGGGCGCTTCGCTACTGGCAAAAGGGATATTTCATGTCGAACTGGAAGGAGTGCCAGGCAGCTTCTTACTGGAGAATCTCGGTTATACCTTTGGTTTTATTATCGTCATTATGGCCCGCCAGCAATTATTTACCGAAAACACCGTGACTGCGGTACTACCCGTCATGCAAAAACCGACAATGAGCAACGTCGGCTTACTTATGCGATTATGGGGCGTCGTGCTGCTGGGTAATATTCTCGGGACAGGTATTGCTGCATGGGCATTTGAATATATGCCTATCTTCAATGAAGAAACTCGCGATGCATTTGTCAAAATCGGCATGGATGTGATGAAGAACACCCCCAGCGAGATGTTTGCCAACGCGATCATTTCCGGCTGGCTGATCGCCACTATGGTTTGGATGTTTCCTGCTGCGGGTGCGGCAAAGATTGTGGTGATTATATTGATGACCTGGCTTATTGCACTGGGTGACACCACCCACATCGTTGTCGGTTCTGTTGAAATCCTCTATCTGGTGTTTAACGGCACGCTGCACTGGAGCGATTTCATCTGGCCCTTCGCACTACCTACTTTAGCGGGGAACATCTGCGGCGGCACCTTTATCTTCGCGTTAATGAGTCATGCACAGATTCGTAACGACATGAGCAACAAGCGTAAAGCAGAAGCACGCCAAAAAGCAGAACGTGCGGAAAACATTAAGAAAAATGATAAAAACCCAGCATAAATGGCGAGGGTTTAAGCAATCGAGCGGCAGCGTACTTACCCCGCAGTCCATTAGCGGGTATACTCATGCCGCATTGTCCTCTTAGTTAAATGGATATAACGAGCCCCTCCTAAGGGCTAATTGCAGGTTCGATTCCTGCAGGGGACACCATTTATCAGTTCGCTCCCATCCGTACCAGTCCGCAAAATCCCCTGAATATCAAGCCTTCCGTAGATTCACAGTTCGTCATGGTTCGCGTCAGATCGTTGACAGCCGCACCCCATGACGGGTAAAAAGTGGATAAAATAATTTTACCCTCCGGATTTTTACCCATGCTCACCGTTAAGCAGATTGAAGCAGCAAAGCCGAAAGAAAAACCATACCGCCTTCTCGATGGTAATGGCCTGTACCTTTATGTCCCTGTATCCGGGAAAAAGGTATGGCAGCTTCGCTACAAGATTGACGGTAAGGAGAAAATCCTGACCGTCGGAAAATATCCGTTTATGACTTTGCAGGAGGCAAGGGATAAGGCATGGACTGCGAGGAAAGACATCTCGGCTGGCATCGATCCGGTAAAGGCGAAAAAGGCTTCGTCTAACAACAATTCCTTTAGTGCGATTTACAAGGAATGGTACGAGCACAAGAAGCAAGTCTGGTCAGTAGGCTATGCAACTGAACTTGCAAAAATGTTTGATGACGACATTTTACCTATCATCGGCGGCCTTGAAATTCAGGATATTGAGCCGATGCAACTTCTGGAAGTAATCCGCAGATTTGAAGATCGCGGTGCAATGGAGCGAGCAAATAAAGCCCGCAGAAGATGCGGCGAGGTTTTCCGTTACGCTATTGTCACTGGTAGGGCTAAATATAACCCGGCACCTGACCTTGCTGACGCCATGAAGGGATACCGCAAGAAGAACTTCCCGTTTCTTCCTGCCGACCAGATCCCGGCATTCAACAAAGCACTTGCAACATTTTCAGGAAGTATCGTATCGCTCATTGCGACAAAAGTTTTACGCTACACAGCCCTCAGAACAAAAGAGCTTCGTTCCATGCAATGGAAGAACGTCGATTTTGAAAACAGGATTATCACCATTGACGCCAGTGTGATGAAGGGACGCAAAATTCATGTGGTTCCGATGTCGGACCAGGTAGTTGAACTTCTCACTACGCTAAGCTCCATCACTAAACCAGTATCAGAGTTTGTTTTTGCCGGGCGCAACGATAAGAAAAAGCCAATCTGCGAGAACGCGGTGCTACTTGTGATAAAACAAATCGGCTATGAGGGTCTGGAAAGCGGTCACGGATTCAGGCATGAATTCAGCACGATTATGAACGAGCACGAATGGCCTGCCGACGCCATTGAAGTGCAACTGGCACATGCCAACGGCGGTTCTGTGCGCGGGATTTACAACCATGCGCAGTATCTCGATAAACGCAGGGAAATGATGCAATGGTGGGCGGACTGGCTTGATGAAAAGGTGGAGTGATCCACCTTAACCACTATCGAAGAGCGCAAAGCCTAGCAATCCAGTGCAAAGCTTTGTGTGCATCAGTTTTGTCTCATCAACCACAGCAAGTCATCGATCGATTGAGACTTGGATGATAGACTTCATGCCTTTGATTATTAGCTGATAGAAGAAATGTTAAAGCTATTTGCAAAGTACACCTCGATTGGTGTGCTGAACACACTTATACACTGGGTGGTTTTTGGTGTATGTATCTATGTCGCGCATACAAACCAAGCTCTTGCAAACTTCGCAGGTTTTGTTGTGGCTGTGAGTTTTAGCTTCTTCGCGAATGCAAAATTCACATTCAAAGCATCAACTACAACGATGCGCTACATGTTATATGTCGGGTTCATGGGAACACTGAGTGCAACTGTTGGATGGGCTGCTGATAGATGTTCACTTCCTCCAATTGTCACTCTCATCACCTTCTCAGCCATCAGTCTTGTGTGCGGTTTCGTCTATTCAAAGTTCATTGTCTTTAGGGATGCGAAATGAAGATATCTCTTGTAGTTCCTGTCTTCAATGAAGAAGAAGCAATACCAATTTTTTATAAAACGGTACGTGAATTCGAAGAGTTGAAGCCATACGAAGTGGAAATTGTTTTCATAAATGACGGCAGCAAAGACGCTACGGAGTCAATTATTAATGCTCTGGCTGTTTCAGATCCTCTAGTTGTTCCGCTGTCATTTACACGAAACTTTGGTAAAGAACCAGCATTATTCGCAGGGTTAGACCATGCAACAGGCGATGCTGTTATTCCAATTGATGTTGACCTGCAAGACCCGATTGAGGTTATTCCTCATCTTATTGAAAAGTGGCAGGCAGGTGCTGATATGGTGCTTGCTAAACGATCTGACCGCTCAACGGATGGCAGACTGAAGAGGAAAACCGCCGAGTGGTTCTATAAGCTTCACAATAAAATCAGCAATCCGCAGATCGAGGAAAATGTTGGTGATTTCCGTCTGATGTCTCGTGAAGTCGTAGAGAACATTAAGCTCATGCCAGAACGCAACCTTTTCATGAAGGGTGTTTTGAGTTGGGTTGGTGGTCGCACTGATATCGTTGATTATGCCCGCGCAGAACGTGTTGCTGGCAGTACCAAGTTCAACGGATGGAAGTTGTGGAATCTTGCTCTTGAGGGAATTACGAGCTTCTCGACTTTTCCGCTACGTATGTGGACTTACATCGGCCTTCTCGTCGCTGGCTTAGCATTTACATATGGCGCATGGATGATTCTGGACACTCTGGCGTTTGGAAACCCGGTTAGAGGTTATCCATCCCTGCTAGTATCTATACTTTTCCTTGGTGGTATCCAACTCATTGGTATTGGTGTTCTTGGTGAGTACATTGGACGAATTTATATTGAAACAAAGCAAAGGCCGAAATATCTTTTAAAGAGTTCTAAAAATGAAAAATAACATTAAGATTTACTTATTTATCACATTCTTACTTGCGCTCCCAATTATAATTGCAAATGTTTACTACAGCGATGATATGAGCAGAGCAATGAGCGGCGTAACTTATTGGGGAATTGATGGTAGACCATTATCAGATAGATTAATGATTATTCTTAATTTTAACAATCATCTAACTGACTTGGCTCCATTGCCTCTAATAATAGCATGTTTGCTATTGTCTATTTCATTTTATCTATTTCACATTAAATTATTTAATTCAGATAATCATTATCTTTTTTTACCGTTGTCATTTTTATTAAGTCCATTTATAATCGAACCTCTATCATACAGGTTTGATAGCTTAACCATCTCAGCTTCGATATTTTTTGCATTTGCATTTATTTGTCTAAACTATAAAAACACGGTAATTTCATTTATTTTACATTCTAGCTTTATAGTTATCTTATTTTCATTTTACCAAGCATCTATTAATATAGTTTTTATATTAATCTCTATAGAAATGTTTGTTAACATAAAGAATAATAAAGAGCCAACACACATAATAAAGTCAATTGCATTTCGAATTATCGAAGTATTGGTTGGCGCTGTTATCTATATGAGGGTTGTACTGCCGTTAACTCATGTTAATGACAATAGTCAAAATCACCCAGGAGTTGCCACAAATATTATAGATGTAATTCATAAGAACTTTATTGCGTATTATGATTTCTACACTAGAAATATAATCCCTGAGCATGGGAGTGAATTATTAATTGGTAGTTTTATTGTATCATTTGCATTTGCCATTAAATTGGTTTTTGTTTACATTAAAAAACACAAGTGTAATGCTGCTGTTTTTTTATCTTTGATGGCAGTGTTATCATTACCTTTGACTTTTATATCATCAATGATTTCATTACTTCTCCTTGAAAACACTCTAACAACTTTTGCAAGGGTTTATATTGGGTTTAATGGTCTTTTTTTATTCATCTTCACCCTTTTATATTTGGGAATAAATAACACAAGAATTGTCAACGGTATATTTTTAATATTCCTTTTTTATATAATTACTCTTTTTTATTCATATGGAAATGCTTTGCGAGCACAAGATGATAAAAATAAATACATTGCTGAAATTATTGGGCTAGCGTTAAAAAACATACCCGAAAATAGTGTTAATGTTATGTTTAATGGTAGTTCACCAAAATCCCCTATACTACTTAATTCAGAATTAAATTATCCACTATTCAAAACAATAGTACTCGACTACTTCTATAACTGGTATGGCTCTCATGTATACCTCAAGATTAGAGGAGTAAATCAAAATTATCCTGATTTTTCCAGTAAAGAAGTATCTATGTTCATGAAGGACTATTGTAAATCAACACTAATTTATTCATCTAATGATATTAAAATTTATCGTGATAATGAGAATGTAATGGTGAGTTTTGATGATTCTTTATGTAAATAAACACCACAATTAAGCAAAAGACCATCTCCTAAAGATATGGTCTTTTGCAGAAACAATTAAAGCCGTTGAATATAAAAATTAACGGCTTTCTTATAGCTAAATTAGTTTAACATCTACATTTCCTGCCGTTATCGGATCTTCAAGAACAGATGCTATGAATCTTACGACTGTGACAGCGCCAGTACCACCATAAACATATCCTTGAATTAGGTTTGGTGTTGTAGAAGAATCTCGACGAAAGTTAGATGAATTTACTGTTATGTACAAATTAAATGAATTTGTGCCATTGTTCTCAAACCTAAATATTGGCAAAGAAATTGGTGGATTTGCTGGGACAACCTGAAATTGACATCCATTTATCACCATTGTACCGTCATAAATAGATGGCGAAGCTTGGACTACTGCTATTCTTTCCCCCTTTACATTCTCACTTCCACAACTATTCATTGTTATTCCATGAGGGTTATTGAAAAGATAAGCTCTTGATATTGTCTCAGTAGTACCAGACATAGGAAATATAGAATCAGCAGTACAACAATTTAGTGTTGTGTACTGTTGAGCGTCAATTTCAAAACCAATTTGATAATTAACAACTCCCACCTGGTCTAGAAGATTACTTGTTCCAGAAAGGTTATATATACCATCCCTCACTTTACCTAAATAAAAACCAGTAAACTGCCCAATAGCCAAACCTAAAAAACCGCACCGTTCAAATATATTTGAGAAGCAATCTTCACCCCAAAAACCATAATACCCACATTCTACACGCAAGTCTCTTAACAAACTTGAAGCCATGTAAGGAGAGTATATTCCATATGTTGGTTGATTATTTCTATCTATAATTTCATGACGTCTTAAAGTAACACCTTGTATCTCTACGCCTGTAGCATAGTTATCACTCTCAACACCATCTACAACGAATTTTTTTGGAAGAATAATCAGCAGTGCATCCACTGAGACTCCAGAAATTATGGTGTTCGCGTTATTTGTTGTTTTAGAGATAATCGTCTTATTTTGACCTTGACCTATGATTCCAGACCATGACTTTACAACAGGACTTTCGGAGGTTAGATATTCACCTGACATAAAATGAATAGGGGTATTATTATCATATCCATATGATAAAGCCTTTGATATTGCAGAGGCGTTGTCAAAATCATTTATCGGTTTTGCTCCAAAATACTCTACCCATATCTCACCATCAACAACCCTCCTCCAAGCAAATTTACCTGAACTTGGAACAATAACAATCCCTCCATCATCGGCAATCTGTGATGTGCTATTGTCGAAAGACTGGAAGTAACCACCGCCATAATGTTTTTCAGTTGCTGTAGCACTTGCTGCTGAAGCTACATAGACAATTTCTCCAGCAACTAATGGTATTGAATCCCTCAGCGCATCTAAATTGAGAAAGTTGCCTATGTGGCGAAAGCCATCATCAGCAGCCAAGTCACTTCTCAACGTATCTATTTTATGGGCATTATTGTCAAGAGCATCTTTGACAGTTTCATCTCCATAACCAACCAGAGATGCGCCATCAGGGCCAGAAAGCTCAGCCCTTAACTGATCTGGAGAATATTTCAGTAGATCAGGATAATAGAATTGTTGTGCGCCATACGCATCATATACAGCCATGGAGTGATTCTGTACAGTTACGAACTTGGTAATCTGTCCGTTATATACGGGGTAACCAGCAGCATTAATGATGATTGGTTGCGAAACAGGAACGTGAGAACCGTCTTCGTTCTCTATATAAACCTGAATCTGGTTTTCAGGATTTACCGGGTCAGTGTCAATTTTACCGATATAAATTTTGCCATTGGCTACAGCTTTAAAAGAACGAGCCATAGTGAAGAGTTGAGAAGGCATGCTTACCACAACATTTGCGGTGATATCTGACATTTCATTGCTCCAGACGAATGATATGATGCAACCATGATTTGATTGCATACCGAAATGGTACTATTGAGTATTTATCCAGTAGGTTACGATGCCATTCCACCCAACTGGTGAGGCATCAAGGATGTACAGCAAATACGACGAGGCGCAGTTTCACTTGAGACTTCCGCATGAACTTCACGCGAAAATTAAACAGCGCGCGAAGATGAATAACAGGTCACTGAACTCAGAGATAATTGCAGCGATTGAAGAATCATTGGCTAAACAAAGCTTTGCATCAGTTTACATTGACGATGCAGAGCGTATGGCAGAACAACAATCTGATATGGTTAAGAAAATTGTCTTTGATACGCTCAAAGAGCTATATAAAAAAGACAGCAGCTAACCATCAGTTACGGAGGATTTATGCAAAGAGATATGCTGAATATTGCGTTATACATATTTGGTTTTTGCACGTTCCTGGTGTTTGCGAAGCTATTCTGACAACGCATCAGACTTGGCACCCTGAGTCAGGGCGTTAATGGCCTTTTGCGCCTGCTGCATGGCTTTCTCAAACGCTGTTGATCCGCGTGGGGTGTTTGCCATTCGGAGCATTGCATTTCTGAATGGCTCGCTCTCATAGGCGCGAGTAAGAAGTCCGTAGCTTACCGCTGCGCCAGTTGTCGCCGGGTTCATTGCCGTCCCATATCCGATAATGAACGGGATGGTTTGCTGCCCTGTTGGTGTTGTTACTGCTGCTTTTGCAGCCTGCTGCGTGGATTGCAGGTAGTTTTTCAATCCTTTCAGATAAGCGGCTTCATGACCTTTAAATGTGATGCCAGTCTGGTTTTGCAGGATATTAAGCTGCCGAAGGAACTGGTCAGGGGATCCGCCAGATTTCTCCATCGCCTTTCCAATGATGCCATTGCGCATTTGCGCCCTGCCAACACGACCAACTGAGTTATACAGCGTCTTAATTTCCGATTTGTTCTTGCTGAATAGCATGTTGTTGACAACTTCCGGCGTCAGGTCGCCTTTCATGAGAACATTCTTCAGCCTGGTATTCTTTAGTTTCGCAGCTTCGTCAGCATAGACGGCATTGGCCTGCTGATATTTACGGAGGGTATCGTTGCCAAGATTCTGACCAATGGCACCATTGATATCGTCAGTCATTGCCTTGTAAACGCGCTGAATGGCAGCATCGGAACGGTTTGGTAACACTGGTCGCTCACCCTTTACGTCCATTCTGAACTGGCTGCGCAGATCGCTTAATTGCTTCAAATCCAGATTTACCGGACCATCAGGACCAGCATTGCGAACAAGCTCATCACGATAGGACTGAAGTTTTGAAATAGTCTCGTTATCAGCAACCTTACCAAGCTTCTGCAGGTTAGATATTTCTGTATCAATCTGCTGAATTGCTCGCGCAGGCTGAATGTTTACTCCAGCCATAGCATTCTGAACCTGCTCCAGTCGATTACCGGCGGCACGACGAATTCCTGATGTTTTCGCTTTAAGGCTGTCAATAACAACCGCTGGATCATACTCGCCGAATTTATCAGCAAATCTCTGCACCAACTGACTTCTCGCTTCCTGTTGCGTTGCTCTCATTCCGCTTGTGCCAGCCAGTGGTATATTTTCTGCTGTAGTCTGCGCCATTTTCCCGACGCGGGAAGTAGGCTGTAACAGGTCTGTGGTGTGCAGAGGAACTCCTTCACGCTCTGCAAATCTGATAGCCTGCTGCGCTTCTGGCGCAATAGAACCACGAACGCCACGATAAGCAGCACCTAATCCACGTCCGGCAGCGTTAATAGCACCGCCAGCCAGCACACCAACGCCTAAATCGGTGGCGAGTGCTTCCGCATCATCTTTCGCACTATTTGCAGCAAGTGATCCAACTGCGTTTTCAGCGAGAAGGCGAGTTGCCCCCTGAGCAATTCGACCAGCAAGTGTTGGTGCCTGTGTTGCCGCTCTCTCAACGCCAGCAGGAGTGAGGTAAGGCAATGCTTCAGCAAATACCCTTCCCTCTGTCGTTTGTGGAGTCATCGCGCCTTGCTGAAGGCCAAAGTCCTGCTCTAATCCCTGCGTTGTTACTCGTGGCGCTGGTTGATATGTACCATCGCCAATGCCGAGTTTACCGCCAGCCCAAGCCGCCGCGCTTGTTACAGCATCGGCAACTGATGCAGGTATGTTTGCCACGTTCACGCCAGCCTGCACCAGTCCGCGACCAGTCTCTTTCACTGCTTCACCAAGATCAGACATAAATCCACTTTGCTGTGGTTGTAGCTGTGCTACTGGTTGCTGTGTCTCCACTGGCTGCACAGATGGCAATGGATAGGCTGCATAGAAAGCTTGCTTAGCCTGCTCTGCATTTTCTCCGGCTTGCGGGGCCACGACTTCATTGAAGTATTGCTCCTGAGCCTGCGCTTTTTGTTCTGGTGCTAACGCCTGATACTGTGGAGAGGCGATAACATCTTTCCATGCTTTAGCCATTAATCACCCCATAGTGAAGAAAAGTTACTGCTGGCTGCTGGCTGTGATACCTGTGCAGGTTGAGATTGCTGCCGCTGAGATTTACCAACATTAACGTTATATTGTTGGTTGTAATTGTTGGTGTATTCCTGAATCTCACGAATCGACTGCTGCATAGCCTCCGGGCTTGAATAGTCAATCTGCGGCATCCCCTGAAAATACATCTTCGCTTCTGCAACGGTGTTAATACCACTGGCACCCATGTCCCTTGCTGCCGCCACACCCTGATTCTGCATTCTGCCCTGAATCCGTTGTGCTGAGTTATATAACTGGCGCTGCTCTTTTCCTGTTAATCTGCTGCGAACATCAGCACCAATTGCTGGATTACCTGCACCGCCTGTCATTCCTGTCATGAAATCGAGAGCAGAAGCGTCTGCATTTGCGATCGCGTCGATATCCTTCTTCATGGCATAGTTTTGTGCTGATGCAGACGATGTTGCAGGCGCTGCGATTGAACTGGCAGGAACGCGAACCATATTCCCCTCGTTGTCGATGCCTTCGTAGAACGCATTTGCCCCAGCGCCGTGAAGTTTCCCGCCAACCGTTACAGTTCTGCCATCTGATAACTGAACTGTACGCTCATCATTCCCAGCGGTTCCTCTTGTTGACGCTCGCTGCATTGCCAAATCCTGCCCGCGTCGCGCAGTAGAAGCAGATAAATCCTGACCGCGCATCGTGATGTTCTGACCTCGTGCTGTTAGCGCCTCGCCAGCCTGATTGCTGCGGATTGTCTCTGCAAGTTTTCCGCGATCAATCTCACGCCCAACGATTCTGTCTTGCGCCTGAAAATATTGTTCTGGACCAAGTGCAGCCATTCCAAGGTGATCAACAAACTCTGTGAAACCTTGTGGATTTTGCTGATACATTTTCGCCACATCCAGAGGGTCTACTCCGGCACGAGTAAGCTCAGATGAGTTGTTCTGCAACCATGACATCATGGCTTCTGGAGATGAAGCTGCGAGTCTGGCACTTGCTGCCAGTGTACCGACAGTGGAACGCTGGTCTTCATCGACAAATTTCATGCCGTTTCTTACAGCGTCAAACTGCTCAGGATACTGTGATGCCAGCTTTCGCATTGCATCGCGGTCACCAGATGTATATGCATCAGCATAAGCCTGCTGAAACTCTTGCTGCCGCTTCTGCTGATCCATCTGCTTATACATATCCATGACAGATGAAATGCCCTGCAAAGCCTGCAAGCCAACGTTATTACGTCCTGAACGCTCCATCTCGTTATTCTGTCGAATGTATGCAAGCGTGGCGTCTGCATCACTTGCTCTTGGAGCGTTGGAGTTCATGCCGCCTAACCCGGCAAGAAGCGCACCTGAATTACCAGCCTGTTGCCATGTAGCCAAGAGACACCTCCATTAAAAAAGTGAACCAAGAAGACCGACGCCAGCACCAATTGCTGTACCCCAACCAGGCATGATTGCAGTACCTGCAGCTGCACCTGCTGCCGCTCCACCCAAGGCGCTCTGAAATCCTGATGGTTTATTCGCATTAGCCGCAGATGCTGCCGCCTGCTGTTGATACAATTGGCTGACGTTGTTAGCGTAGTTCTGTCCGGCATTTGCCTGACCTGTAAGAGCACCAAGGCCGATATTTGCCAGATTGTTGTAGTTGTTCATCTGACCTGACAGCCAGTTTTGACCGAGTGTAGGTGCGATTGCTGCTAACTGGTTTCCTGTTGCTGTGGAGCCTAATCCACCCGTTGCCTCTGCTGCTGCCAGACTCTGGTAACGCGCCTGCCCTGCAAGGTCTTTATACTGCTGGGAGTTGTAATACTGGTTAAGCGCCTGACCTTGCCCCTGAAGAGAGGAAAGATTTTGCAACTGTGATACGTACTGCTGAGCGAGTGGCGTGAACGGTGCAAGGTTTTGCATGTTCGTCTGCCACATTTCGCGCTGCAGTTCGATGCCCTTTTCAGTTGCGCGTGCCTGGGCTTTAGAGCCGGAGTCGCTGCCACCTTTCATATACCCATTCATGGGAAGCAATTTATTCTTGAAGCTTTCGCTAAGTACTAACATTTAATAGCTCCTCATATTTCGAACGAGGTAATTGATAGAGGGTGATTCCTACCGGTTTTCCGTTACTCATGTACGCATCATCAAGGTGACCAACACGGGTAGCGCCAAGCAAACGGATAATTGCCCGTCCGTATTTCGTGGTGTCAGGAACCATGGTGATGCTGTTAAGGAATGGTGAGTTTTCGAGAAGCCATTTGCAGAATAATCGATGCCCTTGCAGTGCATATTCGCCACGGAATCCGGGGTCGTACACCGCATGGCATTCAACAATGCTATGCCAGAAGTTACGCACTTCATGAACGCCGGCCAGCACTAATCCTTCGTAGATGCCGAGGTATACCGCATCAGGCTTGATGTAGTATTTATCTCTACTGTCTACGATATTTCCCGTGTTTTCTGGATTGTTGAGGAATTCTGCAAGCTTCACCGGATTATCGATGAGCTTTATTTCCATCACTGCTCCGCAATGATTTTGATGGCTGTGGCAGTAAACGCCGCACCATTTGACTGAATGGTTAACGTGCTGCCATTTGTGGCAAGAAAGCCGTCTTTATCCACACTGAAGAACGTAGCTAACAGGATGTTGTCGGTTGTTGTCGCCGAGTTGCGACTGCTTACCAGTGTGTCAGGAACAGAACCGGAGAATGTTAGCTGCATTGACCTGTTGGCGGTTCCGCTGGGCCACGTCCCGACGATCGACAGCTTGAAGAACAAGGTTTTGTTCTCGTTGAACACAACCATCTTGTTGTTAACGGTGTCGAAGAATGGTGCCAACGCGCCGGATGACGGCGTGAGCGTTTTCAGCAGGCTAACAAGGTTGGTCGGCGCTGTCGGGATGGTTACAGATACGCCAGAGTAAACAACCTCTGACTTCTTGCGAGTAGTGGCATACTCCAGAGCATCGATGCGCGTTTCATGGTCTGAAAGCGTGTTTTGAATGGCGACAACTTCATCCGTCAGGTAATCAATATCGTTTTCTGCTGTCGTTAATCGTGAATCAAGGCCGACTATCGCCGCTTCTGCGTTAGTGATCCTTGTTTCGTGGTCCTGAATCTTCGCTTCAGCTGATGCCAGTCGAATTTCGTGATCGACAAGAATCACATCCTGCTCATCGTTCCTGACTTGTGCGTCATAAGCTCCCTGTCCGGCCTCGTTGGCCTTGTTAGCCACATTACCAACATCAGTACCCTGTGCAATAACGTACAGCAGATATGACTGCGAGAAGATATTACGCGGAAGGACTGATGTGTCGAGTCGTGTAGCCTGAATGATTACCGGCTCATTGAGATTCGAATCAGCCATTACTCGATCCTTATCTGGCAGCCAGACAGAGTGACAGGTGACTTCGTGATAACGCGCAATTTGAATCCGACATTTTTCCTTATTCGCCCGACACGCTTCCACAAAACGCGTTTGTCGTAAACGAACGGTTCATTCTGCTCAATCATCTGCTCACGCCCGTAATTGATGCCGTCAGTGGTTGCAGAGAGAAAAAGGCGGTCAGCATACTGCGCAACTCCAGTTGACGATTCAACTTCAAGGTCGAAAACTCTGGCGTTATCCGCTTTGAACAACGGAGTAAACAGCAGGTGTTCCTGCTGCTTGTCGTACTGGCTGCTGATATCGAACTGCAATTTCCCGGTCACGGATTCCAGCTTATCGCCGCACGTTATCTGATTGCCTTCGTAAATGAAGTCGATAGCGCGGTACACATCGTCATACAAGCCAGTTTTCAACACACACCATTGCGGACCATTGGCGCTTGAAGATGCGTCGTACACGAGAACATGGCGCGCAAGATGGATAATCAGCAACTCATGCGCATCAAATCGTAGAGACTCCATCACGCCATCAGCCAGTTCATCAGCAGTGTAGGAGCGTAGTATTTTCTCAATGCTCGCGCTGGCGATTGGTGATACCTGACCGGAGCCGATGATATACACAGACGGCGCACCCGTTGCCGGATTGCTGATGAACGCATAGGAATCAGCAAACGGCGTTTTGCAGTAAGTTCCGGCAATGCCTTTCTGCACCATCAGCGATGGCTGTGCGACATACAACGCGGCACCAACAGTGGTTGCACCAGTCAGGGAGAAATATTCAATCGTTGATGAACCAAAGCAGACAATGAAGTCTCGCCATGTTCCGATGCCGATGATACCGTCAGGCTGAGACTCGGCACGATATTGTGCGCTGTATCGGTCAGGATGTGATTCGTCTTCAAGGTCAGTGATAAACCATGAATCAGTGCCGTCTTTTGACCACGCATAACGCCCACGTAAGCGTGTAATGTCGCGGACTGAGCCTAACTCATACTGAGTGAATCCGCTATCAGTAGGCCAGTTTGAGACGGTTTTAACCGTGCCATCATAGCGATACTCGACCAGTTGCCCGTTAACGCCAACCGCCTGTGATGTCCTACCATGAGCCAATGATACACGACCACTTCCGGCAACATCGCCGACTTCACTTTCTCCCTTATACAACTTGCCACCACACACGCGATAAACAGCATTCTGCGCCATGTTGTACTCGACGCCGCGAGATACACCGTTCACATCAGAACGTTTGGCAATGCCCGGGAATGAGCGAAGATATCCGCTGCTGTTGAGGATTTCTTTGGGTGTAGCCAACATATTCACTGGCAGATAGTCGATATAGTCGGCGTTTCGGAAGTCTTTGCCGACACCTTTCATAAGCGGAAGTTGCTGAATCGGCATTTATTCGCTCCCGTTATCGCAAGGTTCCTTCCGGTGGAAGTAATTCCAACCGTTCCACTTCGCCAACTGATTACCGCTACCAACAGGCATACGGTTTGGATAACCGGACTTACATTTAGCGGCTTTTGCTCTGTCCATTGCAGACAGTTTGACGAGTCGCTCTTTCCCGTATCTGGCAGTGGTTATAAGTTTTGCTGACGCTTCCAGCGCATAATCCGGAGCAATGCGGCAGGCAAGGTTGAAAATGACGGCATTGATAGCGTTATTTGATAAACCGTGCTCATCGCCCGGATCTGGAGCGACATCTGCATCAGCGAAAATGTAGCCAACGTTGATACCTGGTGACGCATCAGCGCCAAGCCATTCCGCCATCATCATTTCAAGGTCGTTGACACCATCTTCCATGGACTGAGGTTCGACATCGGTTAACGTGGCATTTGATGCCACACCGAGCTTACGTAATGCCGCAAGAACTAAATCACCCTTCGTTGTCAGGTTCATCTGCTGCCGCCTTAGGTTTTCGACTAGGCTTTTTACGCTGTTTTTCTTCTGGCTCTGGCTCTGGCTCTGGCTCTGGCTCTGGCTCTGGCTCTGGCTCTGGCTCTGCAACATCCTTCAAAAGGTCATCAGGATGTGAAAACCAGCCAGCATCCAGATATTCCTGAAGCTCTTCGGCTTTCACGATTTCAAAGTCGTATCCAACGCCTTTCCATTTCTTCATGTCGCCATGACGAAAGATCATGTGTGTCATGCTTGTCTCCAGATAAAAATGGGAGCCGAAGCTCCCTCTGGTTATCACGCGGTCTGGTTAGGCAGACCAACACCAATTGCCTCTGGTCGTACAGCACATGCTGAATACCACACAGCAATACGGCACTTGCCAGACAGAGTGTTGATATCACCCTGCGTTGCGAAGATGCCGTTAACACCAATGCCAGGAATGCTGAAGGAAGAAGTTTTCATGCCAGCAAACAGTTCATGGGTTACCGGGATCGGCTGAGACAGCAGGCGGATTGAGTCATCAGCCCAGAACACGTTAGCGGTGGTTGTTGCCACGTTCAGAACGTTTACCGGAGCGGCATCAGCAAGAGAGGTGTTTACGTTAGCGTAAGCCTTCTCTTCTTTTGTCAGTGAAGCGTCATCAAGCGCAATCGGCTTCGGCGTGATTTCGATGTGAGTACCATCGATCACACGGGTGATTGAGAAAGTCGCATCATCAGTTAGCACGTTCTTCGCCATCTGAGACAGGAATTTCACACCAGTGAAACTGATTTTGTCGCCGCGCTTAAATCCGGTGGTGGAGGATACGGTCACCGTTGCAACACGGTTGTCGACGTTCTCTTTGTTACCATCGGTATCAAGGGTGTATGCCTGCGGCTTAAACTTCTGCGCACCAGAAACAGTTACACCAGTAGCGGTTGACTTGGTAACTGCCGGAAGTTTCGGTGAGCGAAGAATTTCATCAAAGCCAGCAATCTGACGCTGAATAGTACCGTTGCGATACGCTTCTTCAGGAACGCGACCGAAGATGTCACCATCTACCAGGTTGCGGCCTGCTTTGCGGTAATCGTCAGGGTTCAGGAAGTAACTGATGCCCATGTCGCGGTTGAGTTCGCGGGAGAACATCAGGCGCTCTGCATCAGACACAAAATCCCAGCCAGACAGGCCAGTAGATGGACCAATTGCGCGGGTATCGTGAACAACAAGCGAGCCCATTTCAGTTGCCTGTTTGGCAATCGCTGACTCAATGTTATTCGCCAGTTTTTTGGCGGATGCCTGGATGCGGCGACGGTAAGAACGCTCATCACGCAGGTCATCTGCACGAAGCTCGAAGAAATCGTTATCCGGATCGCCCATGTTGCATTTCACGGAGAGTTCCAGAATCCCTGTTGCGTTGCCAGTTAAATCCCAGCCAGTCTGGGTTGGCGATTCCTGCTCAACAGGCATCCACACGGTGTTGCTTGAACGCTGCATGGATTCTGCCGGAGGGGTGTATTTTGTCACTTTGGACGCCATTGGCGTCAGGTTCTGGACGGTTTCAATGATTTCATCCAGAGCATATGTGACCAGTTGACCTTCATTTAATGCCATCATCGAATTCCTTTATTCAGTTGCGCCTTAAGCTTGCGGTACGTCTCTACATCCCCTTTGTTTGCTGCCGCTTCCATCTGCTTTTCAATCGCAGAGATATTTGCAGCAACAGCGTGTCCCTGAATGGGTTCATCAGGTAACGGGGCTTCTGAAACAGGCTTGGCTCGAGGCTTGAGAGTTAAACGTTCTGACAGTCGAGTTAGTTCAATCAGCGCGGATTGCCCGTCCATCGCCAGCAACTGGCGTGTCTTCTCAGGATTAGCACCAAGGTGATACATGAGAGCAGCGGATTTCTCCGGGAAGAGGCGCATGATGTCGGCACCGACTGCTGGCGGCACCAGTTGCATGAATGCATCCTCTTTCTCCTGATAGTCAGGGATATTGAGCTTTTCCGCTGCGTCGTAGTGCTTACGGGCTGCCTCGACGTATTGCGCTGATTGCTGGGTGAACTCCTGAGTTTTGCGACCCTGCTCGGCGACAGCCTGGCTTCGTGCGTCCATAGCCTTGATCTGCCATTCACTGTTTGCCTGCTGGAAGGCAGCCAGTGCGCGGCTCTGGTCATAGTCGTACTTAGCCAGTGCATCTTCGGAAAGATAATCGTTAGGGTCTGGTTGTTTTGGTAACTCAGGGTTCACCCGCAGGTGTTCCGGCAACTCCCCTCGCTTAACCGCTTCCATCTGCTGCTCAAGCTCACGCTGGCGTTTGCGTTCGATGCGGCGACGGGCAAATTCAGCATTAGTTGCCGGGTCTTGTTTTGGTTTCTCATCGTCTTTCAGGACAATCTCGAAGCCTTCTTCCTGACCTGCGTTGTCGTTGGCATTATCGACAACTAAGCCATCAGCAGATGCCGCTGCATGATTGCCGGGCAGGGTTAATTCTTCAGAAGCCTGAATGTCGGTGGTTTGTTCCATGATTAACTCTCTCTTATTGAGGTGTCTCGGCTACTCCGCCGGAGGGGATTTGAACTTGACGCATAAGATTCGCGAAATCCATGCGTTGTGAATGAGTCTGGTCTGCATCTTTAAGAAGCAGCTCAGCGTTAGCACGAGCATCTTTGCTGCGCTGTTGCTGGAATTGACCTACGAGCTTGAGGTACTCACGCAGTTCTGCCTGCTTGTCGAGGTCCATATTGTTGAAGATTTCTGCAATCTTCGCGGCGTTGAGTTGGTTTTGGGCTTCAACCTTGGCAGCTTCAACCTGAATCTGCGCCTGTTGGTTCTCTGCCTTGAGCAATTCAGCCTGACCTTGCAGAAGGATACCCTGCGCCTGAATTTGCTCTGCTGATGGCTGCTGCGGCTGTTGTTGTGCCTGCTGTACCATCTCCATCTCTTCAGGTGTTTCTGGTTTCTTCAGCCCCATCATCACCAGTTGCTTGTTCGCGTACTCTCGCATCATCTCAACGCCTTTACCGTCAAGCAGCGTGAAGTATTGCAGCATCAGCATCTGGAACTCTGGAGTACCTTGCGGAACCTTGGTGAGTAACTCCTGAATCTCTGCGCGGTTCTGTTCCTTCATGCTCTGGAAGGATGGCCCAACGTCTGTATAGCACTCATAGCGACCGCGAATGTCGTTGAGTGTGACCACATTACCGGACTGGTAATCTACAACTTGCGCGTAGAGTTGAACGTCTTTCTCGCTACCATCTTCAAGTGTCAGCGTTACATGACGAGGAACGTCATAAATATCGTTGACCATTGAGGCATAAATCTCGCCATCACGTCGCATTGCGGTAGCCAGGTTATCCTGAAACACGTATGTCTCAAGGTCTGCCCGCATGTTCAGTTGATTGACGGTATCGAAAGCGACCTGAGAGTTTGCCGCCTGCGCATCCACGCCAAGACTAGCCACCTCTTTCACTGCGTTGGTGGCAGCCTCAAGCATGTAAGCGTTGGCTTGCGGCACTTCAGGGTTTTCCATGTAGGAGATTGGACCAATCGGCAGGTCGTTACCGTTTTCATCGGTCCTGTTCTGCAGATAGTACGGATAGTCATCATTTCCACCGTACATGTATTCGTAGTCTTCGATTTGCTCAGGGAAGAAGGTCGGTTTCTTCTTCGGTGAACGAGCAACAATATCGGCGTTGAACGACATGATCATGTTACGAAGGCGTTGACCGTCTTTCGTCAGCCTTACCACTCCCTCGTAGCACTCCTTGTCACCAGCGAATGACCATTCTCCATACACTGGAACGATTGGGATATGCTCTCCGGCTATCTTTTCTCGGTCCTTCAGTATCTGCGTGCAGGTGATGATCGACTTATACACACGACGACGCTTCACCTTGCGCTCTGCTACCTTAATGAATCCACGATTAGCCAGGTCGTCGATAACGTCTTTAATATCCTGCTGGTAATAGCTGACTGGCTCACCTGTCAACGGGTCGCGGTAGATGAAGACTTTCTCCTTCTTCTCTTCTACCTCGTAATACTCAGCGACGTAGACGACATCATTCGATACCCACGGAAACTGCCATGTGTCGTTCGGATTCTGGAAAGATGGCAGGGTGTCAGGATCAATACCGTAATCCTCTGCGAACTCTTTCCAGCCATTGCGCGACAAGGCGTTAATCACCGTGCAGTGCTTAGCGTCGCTCTTATCCATCTGCTTGCTGTTGGCGTCCCATATGACGTGTGAGCAGGCTTCATGAATTGGCAGGCGTCGAATTACCTGATTGTTGCTTGTTGGGTCGTTGTCTTCGTACTGTGTGACCAGGCGCCATGCACCAACGCCGGACTCTATCTGCTCACGAACGCCAACGTTAACGGCAATCTTTGCCGTGTTATGGCGCATATCAGTACGATACATCCCCATCAACACATCGGCTGCATCAGGATTAGCGCCGTCTTTGGGTCTGAATAGAACGTCGATAGGGTTCCGACGCATCTCTGCGACCAGTTTCCTGACCACCGGGCGAACAACATCGAATTGTCCGCGATATTGCAGGGTGGTGTAGTTTGATAGCCAGTCATCCCATTGCGACACTCGGCTAAAATACAGGTCATTTGTCGCCTCGGTTCTGGCTTCATCGCTCGCCATCCAGTCCGCGTCAAACTTGCACAGAATGGAATTGAGTCTGTTTTCGTCGGCCATTTAAGTTCTCCGTGCGATGGGCCTGATTGGGGCTGGTATCTTTTTCTCTTTTGGTTTTTTGATATCGCGCATCATTTTGGCAAAGCGGCGCATCATGTATGCATAGCGAACGGCTGAGAGAACGTCGTCGTTAAGCTTGACGATTTTCCCGTTTTCATCACGGTGATAGAGGCGGAACTCCTCAAAGAATGGCTCACAGGTGTTGAATACTTTGAAGCGACCATCGAGCATCATGTCGCGCAATTCAGTGATGCCAGGCTCAACAGCATTACCGCCATCAGGCCATGTCGCATGCTCCTGTAACATCATAAATCCAGCGTCTGCATACTGCCCTTTGAGCTGCTCACCGCCGCCCTTCTCATGCTGGTTTCCGTCATGAGGCCATGCGGTTGGCACTTTATGCGCCCATGATTTAACAGCTCCCCATGCCTGAACCGCTGTTTTTTCTTTCGCCTTCCACACGCGTGAAACGTAGATTGTGTCTGCGTCCTTATCCCACCAAAGCTGAACCTGCGCCTGCGGGTGATCCCATCCGAAATCCATCCCGCCAATTACGTAGAAGTGATCAGGACACTCGAACGGCTGACACTTAATCGTCTCTTCCGGTATCTGGAAGATTCGACCACTACCCATCGTAGGAATACCGCGAGCACGCGCCTCTCTCTCATGCTCGGGATAGGATGCGATGATTTGCTCTTTCTGTTCGTCTGTGTAGTGCTCAGCGTCATAGATGGTCATGTTGACCACTTTCTGCGACTTGCTGGGATTCTTCAGGAACTTGGTAACAACGTCAGACATCCCCATCAGCGGGGTAAACGTCAGAATTGAGAATTGACCGTATTTGTTGGTACGGGTAAGGCCTTCGCCATAAATGGTGTATGGTGGTTCTTCGTCAAACCACACGCCATGGATTGTGTCACCCTGCCAGCGAGCACGGCCTTGCGAGTATGGCTTGAAGTAGCAGATTGAAATGCCATCTTCAACGCCATCAGCCGTGTGATGCTTAACCAGAAGATGATCAACAAGGTTCGGAAAGAAAGGAGACTTCTTCCAGCTAATGATGTCTTCTTTCGGTATTGAACCGTAGCCAGGTTCACCATTCTCTTCGATTCGACCGCACAGGATGCGTTGAGTCGTTTTGGTTACAGTCTCGTTTGTCTCGCCGCCAATCCAGAAGACAACAGGCTCATAGAAACGCTTACCTTTCCACTCACCGCCATATTTACCATCAGCCGGATAGCCTTTTGTTCCCGGATAACGCCCGGTAAGGTGAAACGCGACTTCAGCAGCCCCAGTAAATGACTTACCAAGCTGGTTACCCGCCATAAAACAGCGCTCTGGATAGTCATGCCCGGCGTCGATGAACTCACGCTGTTTGCTGTATGGCGTAAATTCATATAGCAGGTGTGTGTTCCGGTAGTTCTCTTCTTCTTCGAGTAGCTCGAGCAACTCGATTTGCTCTTCGTCGCTCAGGTTATCAAGAATCGCGTCCAGTTCCACGGTTGAATAGCTCCTTGATACGAGAGCGTCGCTTATCGCGATCTCCCTTATCAGGTGTCACGTCTTCAACTTGCGACTGCTCTTTGAGGCCCAAATCACGGGCGATGATGTTAGCGTTGAGAAGGTCAGCGGCTGCGCCAGAGAATTTCTGGTCGTAGATGACCTGCTCTGCTCGCGTAACGACTTCAGATAAATCTTCTCGCAGGCGATATGTGCGCCATGTTTCAAGAGTCACATCAATGAACAGAGTGAGGCCTGTAATGGTCATCGCTCGCATCTTGGCGATAGGTTCTTGTATCACTTCACCCTGATACGAGAACGCCTTCATCTCCCATAGCGGGTTAGCTTCCACCCACTCGAAGTATTCACAACAAGCAGCCCACAGCGCCTCAGGCGATTCGAATTTAGGGTTTCGCCCATGACTACTGCGGGCCTCCCAAAATCGGTTGCCCTTTGGTGCTGCCATATTCATCTCACTTAGTTGTTATTTCAGGCTGAGGACTCTTTCGCGCTTTCAATCAGTGACTGCTTCAGCAATTCAAGTGTGCCAATCGCCTCGCATAAACTGATTTCACCATCGTAATCATGGATGACGCTTTCCAGCCGCTCATATAGCTCTTGAGTAATTGGGAATTTCTTCTCCTTACCAAGATCAACGACGCTTGTCATAGAGGATTCCTATAATTTTGAATATCCAGACTCAAATACCTCAGCAGGAGAATATGATTCATATCCATCCTCATAGACAACGTAATAGCCTCCAGACATTGGTCGGTGCTTACAGATATATTCCGCGCTAACATCAAATGCTGCGTATTTCTTATCATCCGGATGAATAATTGCCCCATAACTTGAAGAGCCAGTCTTACCAGACTGATCTGGGTTTGGCTTATGTTCTATAGAGCCAATCTTCAGGGCGCGAACTTTTTTGTGGCACTGGTATCTCGGCATTTCTTGTTCAGTCATCTCTTACACTCCGGTAGTGAACAGGTCTAACGCTTCCTTCGATTTACGCACCGCTTCAAATGTGCGGATCGTGATATCTGAATTAGCGCCGCCTGACTGGAAGTGAATTTTGAATAACTCAAGCTTCAGCTCGTCAGTGCCAATGAACTGAAATGCTTCTTCTGCGGCTGCGTTCTGGTTCATGACCAGTTTGTAAATCTCTAACTGGAATTTCTGTTCTTCAGTCATGGGGGTAATCTCTGCCATTGTTGGCTCCGTTTATCCGTTAAAAGGGATATCAGTTAAGTTATCCCGTGTAAGGTATAAGCCATTATCAAAGCCACTCTGTAGGGAATGGCTTTTGTGATGGCAATAAAAAAGGCCGACTTAGCGACCAATTTAATAATTAATTATCAATAATGTGGGAATTGGTTACTATTTTGCAAGATAACCCAAGATGGGCGAAACAAGTCAAAAACATTGATGCTTAACAGGGCTTCATTTATTGATTTTTTTTCATCCGCAGAAACTCCGCGTCCTGCATTTGACATTACAAGCTGACCATTAACTATTTCACTACATTGTTTTACATAACTACCTTGCGGTATTGATTGAAAGTTACATGTACCATTTATTATTTTATCAATTTCACTCATATCAACCTCGTCTAGTTGTTCGTCATAGATTCAGTGACTGGCGGTGACGATTCCGCTTTTCGGGAGCTACCCTAGCCACTGTTTTATTCTATCCGATGTCTTTCCATCAGTACGCCACCACAAAGAATCTTTTTTGCCATAAGGCAGGAGGTTCATCTTTCAGTGGCTGCCAGTGTTATTTCCCCACTTACTGGCTTGGGTTGTTTCGCTGTACTGCCGTAACTGGTGGTGCACAGATTTAGTTAAATCTGTTCTCGCCTGAACTATCTTTTACATACCCGGATTGTGGGGATGTAAATCACGGTTTCATTATCAAGCCCACCCGTAGATGGGCTTTGGAATGGTCACTTTGGCAGTCCGGGGATCGATATTTGCGCCTGCTGCTCAAGCCTTTCGATTCTTGCTATGAGTTGCGGTTTTTTGATCCTGCCCCAGCGGTTCAGCAAGCGTCCTGACATACTGGCAACATCCTTTTCCTTCATGAACTCCAGCATTAACTCGTTGTGCTCTCTTTGGTATGAGTGAGCCATCTCCATCAGCCTGTCACGCATCCAATTAAATGCTTTGATAAACGCCTCTTTGATGGCGGCAGCTTTTTTGCCGGTAAACGACATGATGATGTACATCGCACCGTCTTTGGAAATTTCATATTCAACATACTGATTACCCTTGTGTTCATAGGTAACCCGCGAAAAGTTGCTGGTTAGAAATTCATCCGAACAGTCTAGCTTTTCGATTTTCTGAATGATGTGGTGATGCTGCTTGTCGAAGTAAGCTGCTACCTTGCGGGAGGTTGTGATCACGCGATCACCAGAAACAACCACCATGTCCCGGAACTCGAGATTAGCCAATTGATGATTCATAGCGTCTTTACCTTTTAGAAAGTGAGCCTGTCTCACAGAAAAGCCGTCCCGAGATGGTCGCCACCATATACGGCAGTTCTCAGGCTCAACTTTCTGAAAGGCTCGGGTGATGTAATATGCGCGTGAGATGCGCTGTGAAATTCAGATGTAAAAAAGCCCCGCATCGCGAGGCTCATTAAATGGACTTTGTGATTTGCAAAAAAATTATTTCAGGCACTGAGTCCTGATGTACTCCTGCAGGTAGTTAACCTGCGCGGTTATCCTATCGATTCCACTTCTGAGACGGTAATAATTGAGTTCAGCATCTGCTGTAAGTCTTGGGCTTTCTCCATCGCCCATGCTGCTGGCTCCGGTCGTTGGCTTTGCACAGGTGGCGGCGACTTGCAGGCGCTTACGACCAGCAGAAACATCAGCACGGAGGCTTTCGATAGTCGCGTTAGCATCAGCAAGCTCCTTTGTGTATCTGGCGTCGAGTTCTGCTACATCACGTTGACGCTTCTGCATATCAGCGATGATGGATGTGGCTTTATCGCGCTGGTCTTTGTAGGCGATGGCGTTATCACGGTAATGATTAACAGCCCATGACAGGCAGACGATGATGCAGATAACCAGAGCGGAGATGATCGCGGTTACTCTGCTCATACCTCAATCTCTCTGACCGTTCCGCCCGCTTCTTTGAATTTTGCAATCAGGCTGTCAGCCTTATGCTCGAACTGACCATAACCAGCGCCCGGCAGTGAAGCCCAGATATTGCTGCAACGGTCGATTGCCTGACGGATATCACCGCGATCAATCATCGGCAAAGCGCCACGCTCCTTAATCTGCTGCAATGCCACAGCGTCCTGGCTTTTCGGAGAGAAATCTTTCAGGCCAAGCTGCTTACGATAGGCATCCCACCAACGGGAAAGAAGCTGGTAACGGCCTGCAGCTGTTGATTTGAGTTTGGGGTTTAGCGTGACAAGTTTGCGAGGGTGATCTGAGTAATCAGTGAATAGCTCTCCGCCAACAATGACGTCATAACCATGATTTCTGGTTTTCTGCCGTCCGTTATCAGTTCCCTCTGACCACGCCAGCATATCGAGGAACGCCTTACGTTGATTATTGATTTCCACCATCTTCTACTCCGGCTTTTTTAGCAGCGAAGCGTTTGATAAGCGAACCAATCGAGTCAGTACCGATGTAGCCGATGAACACGCTCGTTATATAAGCGAGATTGCTACTTAGTCCGGCGAAGTCGAGAAGGTCACGAATGAACCAGGCGATAATGGCGCACATCGTTGCGTCGATTACTGTTTTTGTAAACGCACCGCCATTATATCTGCCGCGAAGGTACGCCATTGCAAACGCAAGGATTGCCCCGATGCCTTGTTCCTTTGCCGCGAGAATGGCGGCTAACAGGTCATGTTTTTCTGGCATCTTCATGTCTTACCCCCAATAAGGGGATTTGCTCTATTTAATTAGGAATAAGGTCTATTACTGATAGAACAAATCAAGGCTACTGTGTTTAGTAATCAGATTTGTTCGTGACCGATATGCACGGGCAAAACGGCATGAGGTTGCGCTAACAACCTCATGCCACCCGCTTTCACGAAGCCAGCCATTGCGCTGGTTTTCTTTTATGCAAAGCACACCGCACCGTAGCCACAGCGGATAAGGTGATTATTTTTGTCTGTCTGGTATTTGGTTTGATGTGCTTTCAGAAAGGCCGTGCTTAAAACGCAAAAAGCCCCGAGCTATTAACTCAGGGCTTTATTTAACGAGTGCATTTATCCATCGTTGAGTCAAATTTACCCAACTTTATTCAATAAGTCAATATTATGCCGTTAATATGTTGCCATCCGTGGCAATCATGCTGCTAACGTGTGACAGCATTCAAAATGTTGTCTGCGATTGATTCTTCTTTGTGGCATTGCACCACCAGAGCGTCATACAGCGGCTTAACAGTGCGTGACCAGGTGGGTTGAGTAAGGTTTGGGATTAGCATCGTTACAGCGCGATATGCGGCGCTTGCTGGCATCCTTGAATAACCGACGCCTTTGCATCTTCCGCACTCTTTCTCAACAACTCTCCCCCACTGCTCCATTTTGGCTATATCAACCGCACGGCCTGTACCGTGGCAATCTCTGCATCTTGCGCCCGGCGTCGCGGCACTACGGCAATAATCCGCATAAGCGAATGTTGCGAGCACTTGCAGTACCTTTGTCTTAGTATTTCCTTCAAGCTTTGCCACACCACGGTATTTCCCCGATACCTTGTGTGCAAATTGCATCAGATAGTTGATAGCCTTTTGTTTGTCGTTCTGGCTGAGTTCATGTTTACCACAGAATGCAGCCATTCCGAATCCGGCTTGTGATTGCGCCATCCCCATAGCAGCCATCACATCAGTACCGGAAAGAGAGTCAGAAGCCGTAGCCCGTGGTGAGTCGCTCATCATCGGGCTTTTTGGCGAATGAAATTTAGCTACGCTTTCGAGTCTCATGGTCTCCCCCTCTTGCCCTGTTTGACCATCAGGACGCCGTTAACTATTACGTGACGCTCGCCTTTGTTGTCTCGGTTGTACTTGAGCACTGTTCCTCTTGCGCAGGAAAGCATCCTCGCCACTTCGGTCTGATTTCCTCGTGTCTGGATAAGAAGCTCTGGTATCGTTTGAATTGTGGCGTTCATGCGTTCTCCAGTTCGGTGATTTTTATTCCAAGCCTTCCGCCTGGTACTTTCACACCACGAATTACGCGAATGTCATCGAATTGCTCGTCGTCTTCCGCAAATCCGGCGTGGATAAGTGAGTCGAGTAAACCTTTCAGGATGTTGTCGAGGTCGCGGCGGCGGGAGTCTGGAACGTCTGCGATGACTTTGATGCGGAGTCGTGCTTTGGTGAAAATATCTAACTTGAGTTGGCGGATGATTTGCTGAACGTCTTTTCGGTATTTCTGGCCTTTATCGCTGATGTAGTATTGGCTTCCCCGTCTTCGCCAGTAGGTATTCACCGACGGCGGGTATGGAAGCACAAACTGATATTCGTTCATGGCTTAATCTTCCCCTCCTTCAGCAATACCGCCTGCGTCCTGATCACGCCTTCGAGGTGGTAAAGTCTGGCGTCTTTGTTGTCGAGAATCCTTGTGCGTCGGTCGATCTCCGCGTGGCAGTCACTACAAGCCCATGCACCGATCAGGTCGTCAGGCTTCATTCCCGTTCCGCAAATTCCAGCCATCCGGTAATGTGCCAGAACTGTAGTTTCAGGATTACCATTGCATACGCCGTAAATACGTACCTGGCATTCTCTGCCGCGCGCTTCTTTGCGTAGATTAGCCATTTAATACTCCAGTTCAGGGTCATTTTTTAGGTCATGTTTTTTGCAGAATTGCTGCCACTCTCTTTCCAGCCGCTTACCTGTAAATTTCACTCTGCATTTTGAGTAAGTGCTAATGGCATTAAATGGTGCTGAGCCTTCAGGAAATCGAGAGCGGAATACTTCTGCCACAGGTACTAAAACCAAATACAAATAATCAGAGCTACTAAACGAATCACTCATCGTCTTCTTCCTCGTGCATTGAGCTATTCGGATCGCTCATTAGTTCTGCGCAGCAGTGCTCACACACGTGAACTTCCAGCACATGCAGCTTCTGACCGCAGTTAGCGCACGTTAAAGCTCGCTCAACGCTTTCTTTCTGGTATTGAAGGGATTGGGATGGGCTAAGCATTATTGGCGTCCTGAATCATGAGAAATACAATCATGGCTGCGCGGAGAGGCGATTCACCGCAGAAGCAGTAGTCAGGAACCCAACAACCTTCCTCTAAATCACCTCCTGACCATGCGCACCATTCTTTTTCCGCTGTCATCCACATGGTGCTAATTTTGTTTTCAGTGATGATCGGATATGCGTCAGCGGCCATATTGTCAACGACGGATGAAAAGTGATCCACTTATATCTCCACCAACGGCCCAATATTGATCCACCGTTTTACTCAGGATTAGCTTCTGCTATAACCCCGGCCTTTCGTTTCTGTCTGAGTCGATAGCTTTCTCCTTTGATTTGAACGACATGTGAGTGGTGTAAGATACGGTCCAGCATCGCTGAGGTCAGTGCTGCATCACCGGCGAACGTTTGATCCCACTGCCCGAACGGCAGATTGGATGTCAGGATCATTGCGCTCTTTTCGTAACGTTTAGCGATGACCTGGAAGAACAGCTTTGCTTCTTCCTGACTGAACGGCAGATAGCCTATTTCATCAATGATGAGCAGGCGGGGGGCCATTACTCCACGCTGAAGCGTCGTTTTATA